TTTTGGTCAAATTCTGCAATAGCTATCTTATAATCTTCTGCTTGTAGATAATAAAGTATTTGTTCTTTATCTCCTTTTATAGTTAGTTCCATAGTTTTTTTATTTATAGTTCCCTCTTCTATCTTCGCAAAACTGAATCCAGTTGTCCATCGTATCACAATAGTAAATAATACTTGGATGCTTATCCGCTTCTTTCAATGCTTCTGCTTTGCTTTCTGCACTTACTATCATTCTGTCAGGCTTTCCGTTTGATAGCCAATAAAGTATAACGTACTGCTCCATTACCAAAAATAATAAAATATAAATATTATTAAATAATAAAATATAAATATTATTAATCCGAAAAATGCAAAAACTAAATGCACCATTAAGACAAGTAAAAAAATATCTAAATAATAACTTGTATTTTCTTTATGTAATCTTTTCCAAATTATTGTAACTCCTATCAAATAAAATATAAATAATAAAACGTATCTCATAATCTTTTAGTTTTTAGTTTAAAAATATCGGTTTAACCACCCACCGAAAAGGATAAAATCAAAATGGTAAACTATCACTCTCTTGTTGTGCGAACTTCTGCGATGCAGTTTGAAGTGTTTTTTCTTGCTTTTCAGCAACTTTTACCTCTCCATTGGTATAAACTACTTTTCCGTTGCCTAAATAGCGTTTAGAAGTCTTTAAATCACGTTCTTCTTTTGTTTGCGATTCTGTTAATCCTACATTATTTCCGTATTGGTCGGTTGAATCATTGATTGAAATTGTCAAGTTTAAATACTTTCCGTTGTATAACTTGCTTTTGTCGATTTTTGTCACGTCAATTGACGCATTGATAAGTGTACTCATTTTTTGATTTTTATTTGTTCTACATTTACACCGAACTTTTCGGCAATTTCTTCTAAACTTAACTCTAAGTTAAACTCTATTTTTGTTTCAATTTCTTTTGCGAAATTCCAATATGATGTATCAACTGAATTATTAACTTCTTCATCAGTTTCAGCACCTTCCCAAACGATAAATTTATTATTATTATTAGTAATAACTTTACGTTTAACCCATCTTATCGAATCATCTGAAACCATCATCCATCGTTCTGTTTGTTCTAATGGGAAAGCTACTTGTTCACCTCCTTCAATATAATTACCATTTTTATTGAAAAATAAATCGTTTCCACATTTAATTGGAAACATATCTGAATCTTTTATTTCAGTAACTTGTACTTTAATCCAGTCGCCTACTTTTACATTTTCTAAACTCATTTTACTTTGTTTTTATTTGTTTAAAATTAATAATAATTCTTGATAGTATTCACGTGCTACTTCGATTCTTTGCTTTAATTTTTCAATATCCGCTTCGTTGTATTCAACTATAAATCTTTTTACTCGTAAATCGTTTGGTATGTGGTCGAAATTATGTAAACTTTGCACCGCTTCACGCACCAACAAATCTTCTTCAATTAGATTCAACTTCCAATGCTCCTTACGAACTTCACTTTCTACAATGTCAAAAGGTGTATTTGTAAGACAATAAACCAATTCAGCTTGTTTGTGTCCAGTCAACATCATATAGCCTTGTAACTGCCAATAGTAAGATTTATTCTTTAGTTCTTTGTCAAACATTGGAAACGTAGCACCAGACCAAGAACATTTTATGTCAGCAAGCAAAGTATCATTAACTAAATCAGGTGTACCTACAACATAATCATTCTTAAACTTGTCTTCGTTTTTTAAAATCCAATTCCAATCCAATACTTCAGATGCCAACTCAATAGCTATATCTTCGTTTTGATTTCCTTTGTCTGTGTAGCGTGAACTAAATTCTTTGTATATGCCAAGTTCTTTTTCTCTAAACATATCTTCGACAAGCGTCTTTGCAGTAGCAGACAAAACCTCGCTTTTTGTACGAGCGTCAGTCATCAGCGACCCAAGTTGCGAACATCTAAATAGTAAACTCATAGTGTAGAAAATGTTAATTTTTGTGATTCTGTTAACTCAAATTGCAATAAATCTTCTTTCTTTGCAAGTCCTTTGCCTATTGCTTCAATTGCTTTGTTAAAACGCTCATCTGTAATTGTTTTAACTTTCTTTACTTGTTGACTATTATCTTTTGAGTCTGGGTCGCTTTCTGTTTCATCAATTAAGAATAAACCATTTAAAGCGTATTTACGTGCGTAACTTGATGCCGTACCAGTACATTGCTCTGAAGACATTCCTTTATGGTCTCCCATTTCTGCAAATCCATTAATAGTGATTCTATCTACTTTGCCATCTTCATTGTAAGATAAAAGTTCAGCACTTGCTTTTAAAAATAGTTTACTACCAATCTCTACAATATCATCTGAAATTGTTAATACTGAATTGTATTTTAACAATACTGGCTTTAAAGATTCAAGTATTTGTTCTGCACTTCTGTACTTGTACTTTCCAAATGCGTTGAAAGAACCTTTAGGGCATTTTAATTCTGCTTGAATGTTAATTAAATTTTTCATTTTCTTAGTTTTAAATTGTTAATAACTGATACAAATATAAACATTATTATTTGATTGATAACTTTTTTATTAATTTATTTTTTACTTCCCAAAATTGGTGTATGTTATTAGCGTCTAAAATATCAAGTTCAATGTCTGTTAACTGCAATTTTGATTCAGGCTCAATATCACAAATAGCTAAATTTAACTCTTGCTCAATTCGTGTGTTTAGTTCTTTAAAGTCATCGTATTTAATATTCAAAGTGTAACATCTTAAACCGTGTAATATAGTTGCGTGGTTCTTGTTAAATAATTTTCCTATTTGTGCTAAAGTCCATTTGTCATTACGCAATTGCGTGTACATTATCGAACGAATATAAACTAATACTCTTGCTCTGTTTGGTGTTGCTAATTGGTATCTTTCTATTACTTCTTTTACGTTTTCTATTTTCATTTTATTGATTATATGTTTCATTGTAATATTGTTCTGCCGTCATCATTGATATATGGCTTGTTTGATAAGCATCTTTAATCTGTTGCTCAAACATTTCATTTGCTTGTTCAAGTAACTCCATTTCTCTTGCATCAAACTCACTTGGTCTCATATCTGTGAGCTCTGATTCTTTAATTAGGTTTCTTAAATTTTCTAAAAACCATTCTACTGCTGTCTGTTTCATTGTTCTTGTTGTTTAAAGGTTTCTTCCTCAACTTCTACATAAATTTCATTAACTACACCTGCATCATAGTGATAACTTTTACCACTTCCAATAATATTAAATGAAACTCCTTCATCTTCATCAGCACTATTTATATTAACTAACATGGCTTGACCATTAACTAGCATTATAATACCACGTGTTCCTTTTGGGATGTTATACCAATCATCCTCTTTTTGAATTTTTATAGCAACTTTATCACCATTGCCTAATTCAACTTCTACTTCTAAAATATCTTCACTCATTGTTCTTGTTGTTTAGAATCTAAAATTTTACCAAGTCTAACAATATCACCTTTTCCACCTAAAATATAGGCAAGATTCATTTCATCATCAGTAAATAATCTTTCAGATTGCAGTTTATAAAACAGTTGTTCTATTTCATAAGCACAACTTGGAGCATCCATTGCATCTCCTTCAACATCTTTTCTTGGAATTTGCTTTACAATTGAAAGTATAGATTTAAACAATTCCGTTCTTTTTACTTTTCTAACTTCTTCTACTGTTTCTTGTGTCATTGTTCTTGTTGTTTAAATATTTCATTATAATCTGATTCTTTTCCGCACCACCATTTTTTAACATTTTCTGAAGTTGTTTCTTCTAACCAACAGGCTCTAAAGTCAAAAGTCCATACACTGCGTTTACCAATCCATTCACTATCTACCCACCTCCAACTTATGTTGTTTTTATCAAGAAATCTGTATTTAGTGCCTTTAATTAATTCTTTGCATAAATCGTTTGTGATACTCATTTTAAATCTTGTTTTAATCGTTCCAAATAAAGTATGCCATCCATTAACTCATCTTGTGCGTGTTCAATCCAATCAAGCGTGCTTAAATCGGTTCTTTCGAGTGTTACTCCGTACTTCTTTAAACCATCGTCTGCACGTTGCTCAAACTTCTTAATTACGTTTAATACTATTCTATCTATTTTCATAACTTTAAATATATTTTACAATTTTGTGTGTTTATGTAAATTGTATTTTGTTTTAAATTTCGTCTTCATCCCATTCTTCAACTTCTCCGTTACCCTCGCATTCTGGACATTCAATTATCTCTGTACATCCACCGCAACAATTCCAAGCTGGTTGAAAGCAATCTTTCTCTACTTCTATCCTGCCTTTGCCTTCGCATTTTTCACATTCTACTTCAATCATACTGCTAAAATTTCGGTTAATACTTTTATATAGGCTCGTTCAATTCTTTGAAGTCCACGTTTGCAAGTGTGTATTCTGTTTAATTTTTTTGATTCTAATTTAGAAAATGGTTTTAAATAATCTAAATCTCTTTCAAGCCATTCAATTCTTGCTTTCATATCTTGATGCATTCGCATTAAGTCGGTAGCTTTTCCGTATAAATCGTAGTTCATCGTTTCTCGTTTAAATTGTTTAACTTAATTTCTCTAATTCTGTTTAATCTTTGCACATCAAACGTGGTAAAAAATTGCTTTCTAATAGCATCGTTAATGTGATTTACTTTTGGTACATACTCATTTTCAATTGTAG